TACCGCCTTTTTTTAAAAAGCCCATTTTGTTACGAACATCTTTAGGTAGTTTTGTAACACCTTCATTAGGTGCAGCTTTTAATAACCCACCTGATGCTTTTTTTACTTTCTTATCTTTCTCAACTTTCTCATCTTTCTTACCTACCTTATCTAAATCTGGAAATAAAGGATTTCCTTTAAGAAATTTATCATAGACTTTTCTCTCAGGTGAGTTTGGGTCTCTCATTATTTTTTCTATTTCTTTTTTAGTTGGTCCAGCCATTACTATCTCCTAAACGTATGAACTTCTTGGTGAAATTACTAAAGTTGCTTTTTCTCTATCTTCTGTAGAAGCGAGTAGCCACTGCTCTTCATATTCTGCTTTTAAAAATTGTACTCTATCCATTGCTTCTGGTATTTTTATAGATAAATAGTAAGCAAGTCCTGCAACTAAGCAAGGTAAAAATCTAAATGGTATGTGTTGTGTATTTACACCGGTACCTGCGTCGTCTAGTCTTTTTAAGAACCAATAGACAAAAGTATAACTTGCGTCATTAGGAATAGGCCACATAGTAACTGTTGGAATTTCTGCTTGTCTATCAAGATAAATTTGTATGGGTCTGCCCGTGTCATTCTTACTTGGGATAGATGCATAAGTAGGATTTGACACCCTAGTAATAGCTATGTCAGACTGAGTCGTTCCTGTCCCAGTTCTTATGACTTGGCTCATGAGGTCAATGGTAGTTGCGGGCAAATTGTAAGTGGCTGTTCCTGCGACCAACGGTATGGTTCCTGTTTCTACAGTCCATAAGTTGATTCCTCGGTTAGCCCATTCAATAGTTAGTAAGTTTAAGCTACGAGTAGCTGTTCTTAAATCATATCCTGTTCTTAACTCTGCTCCGCATCTTTCAAATGCTTCTTCTACGAGTAGATTTAAATCTAAATTAAATGCATGTGTATTAGTTGTAGCCATTACGCTTTTTTCCTTGTTGTCCTTTTACGTCTAAGCGACGCTACTCTACGCGGTTTACCCGCTGGTTGCCCAAGTCTTTTCTTTTGAGCTATTCTAGACTTTTTCTGTGCTACTGTCATTTCTCCAGATGTTTTAGGAGTTTTAGCAGACACTCGTTTACTAGGTCTACAATATGGTGTACTTCTACCATCACCTTTTTTTCTACCACAGGCTTTACCTGTTTTAACATCTTTCCAATCTTCTTTGAACCAACGTTTTAAAGCGGCTCCTTTAGCTGTCTTTCGGACTGCCATTATTTACCTTTCTTTTTTCTACACTTAGCAATAGCACCAGAAGCGTAAGCACTAGGAAAGACTTTATAACTAGCCTTTACTTTTTTATAGCATGCATCTTTTACGCTTCCGCCTTTTTTCATTTTTTTAGGGTTTATTATTCCCATACCTCTAGAAGCTCTCATCTAAACAATACGACCTTTAGTACGGCCTCTTTGAGCAATACCGTCTGCACGTTTAGATGCTTTACCTTGAGACGATTTACGATTACCTGAATAAGCCTTTTTACCAGCAGCTGTTTTAGAACCTTTTGACTCATTTCTACGAGATTTTAAAGATTGAGACTTTTTGCCTTTTCTAGCACCTAATGAATCATCAAGTCTAGCATTGTAACCTTGGATGCCTTTACCTTTAGCTTTCTTTACAGCCCCACCTTTTTTCATCATAGCACGACCAGCTGCATCATCCATTTTAGCTTTAGACATACCTTTGTCATCTTTAGCTAATGCACGACCCATTTTATCAGGCATTCCACCAGCTTTATAGCCTTTGACTTTACCACCCATTTTCATACCAAGCTCACCTCTAATACGGCTTTTTTCATCTTTAAGATTACGACGACCAGATGCAGTATTAGCACGTTCAGCATCAACGCGACCTAACTCTTCTGTTCTATTCATGCGAGATGTATTACCACCTGCTTTCATTTTCTTAACCTTACCACCTTTATTCATACCACCCATAGCAGCTCGTTTTTGTTGTGCAGCCATTGCCATTTGCATCTTAGGGTCCATTGCTACAGAGCCGTCTCGGTCATTCATAGCTCTACCGCCCATGTTCATTTTCTTCGTTTTCATGCTGTTCTCCTTAGTAAATTCTTGTCCTACTGATTGATTAACACCTACTTTCTTAGCAAACTTAGGGTTATTAGCCACTGCCTGCATAAACTTTCCTTGCTTCTTACTTACTACGGGCATCGTTAATTGCCTTTTTGTGTTTCTTTGCTTTTCTGTTTGCTACTACTTTTTGAATAGTTTTAGTTTCATATATTCTAATACCTGTCCAAAGAATAGTAAAGAGTGCAGCTAAGTGAGGGAGCCATGATAATAAAGTCCCTACCGCTGTAAATATAGACGCAAAGTCTAATAAGTGTTTCGTCGAATCATCCATGTTTAACATTTCCATCGTTTACGTGCTTGTCTAAGTCTAGAATTAGGGTCTTTAGCAGCTTTAGGAAATTTCTTAGCTTGTCCAGCACTTCTAGCACAAAAGGACTTACGTCTTTTTGCATCTTTAGAACCTGCTTTTACTTTTCCTGTTACAGCTGTTTTAAGCTTACTACCTGGGTTTGCTTTCCGATAAGCTTTAACACCTTTCGTTGTCATCCCAGCTCCTGTCTTAGTCTTTCTAAAGTTACCTGACTTTACAGAAGTTTTTATCCCCATTCCTCGTTTTTTTGCTGTTGCCACTATACACAATCTCCAAGTGCCTCAAACCAACGCCTAAGTTCTTCTAGGCGTTCCTGTTGTTCGGTTGGTTTGGGTTTTTCATCCATGTCTTATCCGCAGAATAAAGTGTAGTCTGTTGAAGTAGTTAATGTCACCACCGCAAAGTCATTTTGTTGTTGACCTGTCAGAATACCTTGTCCTGGTAAAGATAAGAATTGAGTTAAAGTAGCTCCTGCTGGTGTAGTTATATCTAAAAGACTTTCTACAGCTACTGTAGGGTACGCAGAAGTTGTGTAGCTAAATCTATTTATTTTTAAACTACCGGCACCTGCGGCACTAAGAATATAAAAGCCTTTAATTCTACAACGAGGTAAAGCTAAATCTCCTGTTGTACCTACGGCAACGGTACCTGCTGCTGCGCCACTAATTACAATGCTATCTACTCTTGAATAAAAATAAGTAGAAGTAACTGTAGTGGGTGTTCCGTCTGGGCCCGTTAATACTTCAGGGTTATTAGGGTTAGGAACTTGTCCTTGTTCAGTAAGTTGCCCTACGATGGCCCCATTAATAGTAAACGTAATACCGCTATCGTTTCCACCAGAAGTAATTATTACTTTGTACCCTGCGCCTTCTTTAGCGACAACAGGGTTAGTGTTATCTAATATTAGAGCTCTAGGATATACGCCACCTGTAACAGTTGCTGCAGTTTTAAAAAATGTAGCTGAGGTAGATGGATTAATCGACCAAATATCTGTCTGTTCCATATCTATCTCCTAATTAAGAAATACGTGTAAGTGTATAACCTGTAGCACTGTTAGGAGCACCTTGGTTTGGTTGATTAGGTATATTAGCCCCATCAAATGTAGCTGCTGGATTACCGCCTGTAAATGTTAAGCGGAATGTAGCTGTACCTGTATTGCCAGCTGCGACAAGTAAAAGACCTGCACTAGCTCCAACTGCTGTTGCTAATGCTGATAATGCTCCGGCAGCACCAAGAGCAACAGTTACAGTACCTGCACCTGCGGTCTGAGCATCTATTTGAAAGTCAAATGTTTGCCCTGCAACTGCGTTTAGTTGTTGAACTATTCCTTGAATAGCTGGGACTACGCCAACTGCTGTTGAAACAGCTCTTGGTAGTGTAAGGGTTATGTTTGCTGCACCTTCGTGAGCGATGTACCCAGTAGCTAATTCAGCAGCTGTAAGAGTCGTTGCAGCTAAGTTATCGGGTGTAAATCTTGTTGTTGGGATATAGCCGTTATTTGATGCGACTGGTCCCGAAAAGGTTGTTCTTGCCATGATAATTTCTCCATACAAAGTTAAAGCTTATCCGTCGTGTATGCGTCTGCTGGGGCAGTCTGATAAGCTGGTTTTACCCAGATAATTAATGTTACACGTTTTCATGCCATTATACAACAAAAAAGGGACCGAGGCCCCTTTAAGTTTGTTGTTAATTTATGTCTCTATTTTAACAACTATTTATTCATTACGTACATTGTTACTTCAAATCCAAATCTCATTTCTGTTGCTGAAGGTGTAGTCCAAGCCATGATAGTTCTCCTTTATATTAGATTTCAGCATAGCTGATAGAAGAATTATATCTATTTAATTTATTAGTGCACTACGTAAAAGTATTAATAGTAGATAAAGAAAAACCCCACAGAGAGGAGTGGGGTTTTTCAGGGAGCGGGACTACTTACAATTAAGTAGAACCTGGTGAACCCCATACACCTAGCGGGTCAGACCAGCCAAATGAATAACGCTCACGGGCTTTGTATCGAACATTACCTGTGTCAAAATCGCCATCCATAGATGTAGTTAATGGTGTTCTTTCAAAATGCTTCATACCGTTAGGTACATCAGTAGTTAAGAAGAACGCATTCGCGTCAGTTAAAAAGTGATTTACTGAATAACCGTCTGGAATTGAACCATTAGTTCTCATTGCATTGATATCGTTATCAGCAGTACCCGGTCTAAGCTGAGTGTCTAATAAACGAGTTGCAACAAATTGTAGTGCTGGTGGAATAACTAATCTACGAGGTTTAGCCGCGATTAATAGTCCACGTTCATCAGTCCAAGCTGCGATTTGAATAACTGCGGCTTCTAGTGCTGCCTCAGATAAATCCACACCAACTGCTGGCTGATTGTTGTTTACACCACCTTGTACTGTAGGATGAGCTGCGAATAACGATACTCCGTCACCACCTAAGAAAGCTGCATTGAAGCCGTTGTTTAAAACATTAGCTGCACGAACTTGCTTAGTATTTGCCATCGAACGAGCAAGAGCTTTAGTATAACGAGCTGAAAGACTATCATATAGATTATCTTCAACTGCTTCTTCAGTCAAACTGAAGCCTAAAGCAATTGTTACGTGGTTGTATCTAGCTGTAAAAGCTTCTT